TTGTTAACTTTTTCAATCAGTCTATCGATTAATATAGATTTCACACCGAAATTACTGTTGATGTTTAATTCTAAATTTGGTAACGGGTTTATTTCTAGGTCATCTAAAAGACGCCATGTGCTTTGTTGCAGCAAAGGTTCGCCGCCAGTGATACGTAGAATCGTCAAGGTCTTGCGAACTTCGGGCCACCAACGCCACCATGCTTCTACATAGGGATTAGTTTCTTCTTCGTGAATTTTAAACCAATCAATATCATTACGATGATTTTTCACCATTGTGTACGGACCATGATCTTTGATTTCTTTGTAATAACTGCTGCTGTGTTTGGGATGACAGTATCCGCATTTGAAATTGCATTCGTTACCAAATGAAATTTCTATATACTGCGGATTTATGTTTTGATCCCAGTCACCGTTTTTTATCTGTGCAAAGCGCTGGTCTGTATAGATTGTGGCATTTCTTTCTTTTCTATCCGATATGTAATCGTCTCCTAGCTTTTCTATATTCCAGCAATAATTACAACCCTTGGGCTTGCCTCCGTTAAGCATGTCGAGACGCTCAAGTTTTTTTTCTGCGGTGTTGTGTAATGCACTGGGATCAATCTGTATTTCTTGTAGAGGTATTTTATGAGGTGCAGGATGATAACAACTGTGCGTTTCTCCTGTTTGTAGATAGATAGTGGTATGGTGCCATTTAGCCATACAGAATGTAGGACTAATTTCATTCATTATAGGTATAAATGTTTTAATCTTTTCTACATCGTTCATTGAACTGTTCCTCTAACCAAGTAAAGTCATTTATCATTTTTAGTGCTTCTAGATTATTTTTATTTTCTGATCCGTAGTCTCTACCGGCTCTAGCACCATCTAAGGCATATTCATCTGTGGATTTATTACACCACACATTTAATCTATATTGTGTTTCTTCACCCTGCTGACGATCTATAATCTTACTAGATAATTTCACGCATTCTCTAAAGGCTGATTTCCAAGTATTAAATGGATCTGTATTAAATGCTGTTATATTAGAAACACTATCTATTACTTTAAAATTATTACTAATACTAGTAGTCATATCAGTAGTGTTTACATCCATGTTTATGGTTTTTTCTCTTGGCAATAATTTTACTCCGCCATATCCGTACACTAAATCATTTATAGGATTTCGACTGTGCCAAACATGCACATAAGATTTTTCATATCTAGGAACTGCATAATCAAATTTAAAATCTTCTACAATTATAGCATCACCGTCTACTACATAAAACATGTCTGTTTCTGCTAATTTAGCTGCGGCAATATGTGCTTGATGAATTCCGTTAACTCCGTGAACACGATTAACTAACGGAAATCTATTTTTTAAATTTATAAAATTATCATCGGCATTGGGTTCATTATAACTGATAAACACAATGTCATACTTTTCGAGTATAGGGTCAGAAGCAACAATGTTTATCTCTTTCTTTTCAACAAAAAACCTATTATCGAATTCTCTTTGAGATATAGTCAGACCTTTGGGAATTAAACAAATACCATCCTTGTGTTCACCATTTTTAAATACGTGTACATACATATCATCCCATTTAGTAGCTCGGTATGATGATAGATCAAAATCTTTTCTTATTTCAAGGTCATCCCATATGACCCAAAACATTTTAGTAAAGGATTTTTTAAAAATATCTTCAATCCTTTGACAATTTTCTACAAACTGTGCGTTTGAAAATCTAGAAGAAACCAACTGCTTTTTTTCTGCAGATATAAAATTTCTACTTACGAAAAATATGTCATACATTTTTATAATAGGTAAGCCCAAGATTTATAGTTTCATCATATAAATCTAAAGTAAATTTGCTTTGTTTTTCGTCAAGCCACGGCCAATCTAAGCCTAACTTAGCTCTCAAATGATAACCTAAATCTTGAGCATCATGTTCTACATCGAAATGCTTAACTTTAGTTTCATAGATTTCTCTCAACACTTCAAAATCTCGGACCTGGACGTAATCCCAGTCTGTGCAGTTAGTCATCCACGTTCCCATTCTAGCACCGAGTACGGCATATACTCCGTTTTCTTCGTGCATTCCAACTGTGCTCCACATACGTAATCTATGAATATTATGCCACCAAACACGTTCTCGAATTTCTTGCGGGGGGACTTTTTCTCCGTCAAGTAAAGTCATCTTAACACCTTCACGGAATCCTGCTCTCCATGCTTGAAATGGCGATCCTGTGATAATACTGGTGCTATACACGCTAGGAAAATGTTGATATCCGTCTTCCCAACAAAAATCTACCTGGGCTCGATCACTTGTGGAATTTTCATGTGTTTTCATATCGAGCACAAAATTCTTATTCCAGAGTTTCAGTCCACCGTTTCCATATCGCAATCCATTGACGTTATTTTGACCGCACCAACAATATACCTGTGTATTTGTGTTGCTCATATCAATATCTAGATTAAAAAATTTAGGATTAACAATGTTGTCTGCGTCAACAGTAATAAACCAATCAGTATCAGAAAGTTCTGCTGCGGCTTTGTGTGCGTGATCTGACCCTTTTACTCCGTGTACACGTTTAGCCCAAGGTACTTTATTACACAGGTCAGCATAATGCAAATCTGCATTAGGTTCGTCGTAGCTTAAAAATACTACATCAAATTCTACAATTTTCATTTGTATTCTATCACATAATTTTTAAATAATCTACGTGTATACACACTGAATGTATCATAATTTAAATTTTTTATTATTTTATTTTTACCAATTAGTTCATTAATTTTTATAGAAAACATCTGATAAATCCCGTTAGGATCATTGTATTCGGTGATTAAAAAATCCATAACAGTATTTCCATCCCAAACAACATTTCTTGGTTTTAGATTTATTTGATGTTTCTTGGTACCGCCAAATTCTTGAGACAATTGTATTTTTAATGTTTTGGTCTTCGCAGTATATGTTAAAAATATATCTGGTTGTGTGATATCAGTATATTCAGACGATACAATTCGATGTAACACATCGTCTAATTTTGTCAGTGTTTTTATTTCAGCTATTTCTAATTTTCCCGAATTGATGTCTATTAAACATTTTTCAATTTGTATTTCTGCTGAAATAATACTTTGTGCTAGTTCGAGATCGATTGGTACTTGGTTGATTTGATCAGTGAATGCATAGTCAGGGCCCACGCTTTGAACCTTACCAGTCAAGGGATCAAACACTGCAACATAGGTCACTTCTGGAAGTTTATATTCAGCTAACCATTTATCAAAATCTTCTATCGTTTCCACGCTATTTCCTCTAAAATATGAATTAGCTCTCTATCAATTTTATTTTTTTCTACGTAATGAACTATATCATTTTGTTGATAATTACCTATTTTCAATCGACCGTGTTTATTGAGATAGAAACCAACATGGTCACTCCATGTATCTGCTGGCCATGGCCAATTCTGCAGGAGCGGTTTCATATGCACTACTCTTGGAAATTCTAAGGGATAAGCAATATCATCGGCAATATCTAATATTTGTGCAGCTAGAGCAAATGCTTCGTCGGTTCCCATAATTTTTGGTTTATAGGCTGTTAAGAAAATATTTGTAAACTCTACAGGATATTGTATAATATATCTACCCAGATCAAAGAAGTCCTTGGTTATCGTTGCATCTTTTCGAAAAAAGGTCCACATAGAGTATAGATCGGGTAATTGATTCGCATCAAAGGTTTTTCTATAATTTCGATTAGTTGCTACATCACCTCTGTATGTGTAAACCTTGTTGGCCACATATAGATCACAATTTTCAACGAAATAATCTATCCAATGACTGTAATCTCTGGTAAACAACATATCAACATCTAGACAAACTGTATGTTCAAAAGGAGATAGCTGATCCATCCAAGATCTACCATTCCAGAACGTCTGTTCGTCCCAGGATATAATGTGATCAAATACCCAAGGACTTTTTAACTGTTCAACTTTTTCTTTATCATCTATTACCAGTGCTACTTTGTCATAACCTGGTTTTTGTGTGTTTTTTATACTAAGAGCAAGACCATATGCCAATTGCAGATAGTCAACAGTGTCGCTGTGTGATACGATAAGCAAATAGCCAAAATTCATATTAACTCCAACAATTGCTGTTGATTTCTAATAATACTCTGCTTGTTCATGATATGAATGTCAACTCCAGATATTGATGCAGCACAATAATTATTATCTAATTTATGATCTATAAGAAATGTTAAACGTCGATTATCAACACTATACAAAATATCTCTGTCGAGTGCAGATAAAATGGGTGGTAATGTTCCTAGATTAGATTCAACATACCCATCTAATATATGTTTGCTCACACTGAAAGCAATGTCATTTCTAAATTGTCGATGATCAAATCTAAAAACATCAGCATAGTGTCTATAATTTTCTTTAACGTGATTAACTGTATCAAAAAATAAGCGTGTATTTTGATTTTTAGTGAACATTATTGTAGTAGCCCAATATAATTTTACACCAGTATCTGAAATGTGTCTATCAAGATATTTCATTCTATCTTGACTGTTAATATCATTTATAGATTCACCTATCAATAAATCGCAGAAAATATTAAAAAGTCACTGTCTATTAATAGAGTTCTATCATATGGCGTGAGACTCCAAGCAGAGTCTCGATTTACATTTATAAACGGTACTGTGCTACTGGTTTCGCCATCGTTAAGACGTCTTTGATTATCAGTCACAGGTCTATCAACTGTGATGATGTTTTCAAAAACTGTATTAGCTATATCAAATGTTTGTGATTGTTTCATCCACGATATAGTAGAATCGTCAGTTACTAACGACACTGGCATAGACAAATGTTTTTTAGCTAGGCCAGCGCTGATAACAGCCATTAGTGCATAATCAACTGCACGAGTGTTATGAGCATAGATTAATATACCGTGTGTCATGTATCTAATAATTTTTCTACAGACCTACTTTTTTTGATGTTTTGATAATGTTCAAAATATTCATTAGTAACTTGGAAATATCTATCAAATATTTGATCACGGAATAATGTAAGATCATCTATAAGTATAGGATTTTGATTGATATCTAATAACACCACTGCATGTGTTCTACCTTTGGTAATCAAGATTTCTACAAAAGTCAAGAGATCTCTGTCTATGCGAAAAATGCCCCCATTGATACCATAGGTAAGTTTGGCTTCCGAACGTTCTTTGAGGGTTTTTTTCTGTACGGAAAAAGTCTGTTGATAATTAGAAAAATCCAGAACTTTAGCGAGTTGCTCTTGCATGTTGTCTCCTAAATAAACTGCACAGTTTATTTAGTGGCTGAACTTAGTT